CAGTGGTTTTAAAAGATCACTACTAGGTGAGTGGGCTGCAAAGCATACCAGCTCTGCAAATATTTCTGCGGAAATGAATATGAGTGAAGTAGAATCTGGTAACGTTATCCTAGATGCTTATAGAAGATTCTGGTCTAAGGGGTTAGATACACCCGTGGAACATCCTAACTTTGAAGCATTGAACAGGTATCATAGTGAGTTGGGTAACATGCAAAGAACAGCTAGGGGTATGGCTAATGAGTCTGGCGTTTCTAGTTCTTTGATTGATAATCTTGATTCCCTCTTTGTTCCTGAGATAGATAAACATACCTTCAATAAAAATAAAGATACCATTATTGATAAGTTAATGGCACAAGGTATGCCAAGGAGTGAAGCTAATAAAACAGTAGAGAATATTTTCTCTAGTGATAAAGGAAAAATGAGAGATGCCTCTGAAGCAATTGCTAATGCAGGTTTATTTAGAGATCCTGAATTAGATCATATCTTTGAGAAGAACTTCTTCAGATCATTAGAAGGTATTAAGGAAAGATTAGCGGCTAACATAGCTATCAATAGCTACTACGGTAAAGATGCAGAGATTCTTTATAAGTTAGCGGACATGGCAGATCAGAATGGTGAGTTCTCTAGTCCAGAAGAAAAGCAAACATACCTCAGTGAAATTAAAGATTACTTTGATATGATTGAAGGTAAGTATAACACATTAGATAATTACCCAGTAATTAAAAATGTATATGCATGGACAGGAACCTTGACAATGTTAGCTATGCTAGGTAAGGCAGGATTATCCTCGTTACCTGAGGTTGCATTGTCATTGCTAGGCACAAGAGGAGAGAAGGTAGGAGACCAATTAGGCTTATGGGCTAAGAATATGCTTAGCGAAATTGGCGATGATGCATTTACTCGTAGTAACTCATTTGTTACTAGTGCTTTACGCATATCTAAATTAGGTAACGTAGCTCTTAAGACTCAAGATATTAAGCTTGCAGAACAGATTGCTGAGATAGAGGCCGCGCTAAAAGTAGCTCAGGCTGGAAAAGGTAATGACAAAGAGCTTGATGCTATTGGCGTTAAATTGGATAGTTTGTATGAAGAATCTATTGGAAGAACTTTATTTGAAGATCTTGGATTTGCAGAAACTGGGTTTAACACTCAGTCTAGATTCGAGTATGCAGACAACAGTATGCGTAATGTTATGGGCTTATTCGCAAAGATAACCTTACTTAAGCAAACTACTGAGTCTACTCGTATGGCTGCTATATCTATGGCATCTGATACGGTAGCATCTTATGTGGAAGCACTTAGAGGTGTACCAGTCGAAATGTTTAGGACTGGTAAGGGGCTAACTAAGTTCCAATATCAGGCATTAAAAGAGTTACAAGCATACGGTATGAATGTACCTGATGTAATGTTTTATATCGAAAATACAGAAAGCGGTGAGCTTAACTCATTGTCTTCAAGATATGAAATGTTTGTACTTAAGGGTAAAGAGAATGTAACTGATGTACCTTTTAATAGTTTCATGAGAAATATTAATACGGCTGTATCAAACATGGTTGATTCAAACGTTCCTAACCCACAACCACATAACATTCCTAAGTATTATCATGACCCTAGGTTTAGGATTATAACTGTTATGACAAGGTACCTTGCAGCACTGCAAACCTCAGTCATACCTAAGTTATATAATGATTATATTAAAGATGGTAATGTAGGTATGCGCTATCAAGCGTTCTCAGTTATGGTTGGTGCAATGGCTCTTTCTGGATTAGCTAATGGTTTAAAAGATCAATTATCTTACGGAGAAGACAGCCCATATATCAATGGCATAATGAAGAATGCTCAAAGAACCCTGTATGGTGCAGGTTTATTAGGTCGTGGTGAGGTTATTGTAGATGCAATGGCTCCACTATACAATCGTAAAGGCGTTAGCTTAAGTGATGCAATGAGTCCCGGTAATGATAGAAGTACTATCGGTGGCTGGGTTTATGACACAGCTAAAAGCAATATGGCACCAGTCGCATGGGCTGATAGGTTTGTTAGAGCAGGTAGTGCTATATCTGATGGTGACTACCCTACAGCTGGAAGACAACTTGCAAGGGCAATGCCTTTAATCGGGTCTGTACCCAGAACATACGATGAACTAGAAGAATTATTTGTAAATTCACTTAAGGAAAAATAAAATGGCTTTATTTGGTAATATACGAAACAGGACGGCACCTGACGCTCGTAACTTAAATATCCCTCAACCAAGAACATCTCAAGGAGAGATGGACGCACGTTACGGGGATGTTCCTCTCCCAGCAGTTTCTTCAGTAGACGAAGCTGCAAGAAGCATAATGGAATATGGAGGTGTTCCTCCACAAGCGTTTGGCTTACCACCTGTACCCGCACAAGCTGTTGGTACTCCCCTAGATCCAGATCCGCTGGCTAGGCGTGACCGTGAGATACCTAACCCAGCAACTAATGACTTATCATTGCTTGATCAAGAGCAAATGCAGAATCAAAGTGTACCTGTAAATCCTGAAGATTATTCAAGGCAGTTCTTAGATGAACAAGCTAAAGAAAAGGATTTCCAGCAAGGCTTTGAGGCTATGCAATCAGTTGTTGATCCTACTACTGGCCAAAGAATGCCCGGTGACTTTACAAAAGCAGCTGAGTTAATCTTAGGTGAAGGTAATGAGAAAGCAAAGTATCTATCTCCCGGAGAAGCTGAAAAGTATGCTGCCACGGAAACACAGATTAAGAACGCTGCTGACCGTGTATCTTCACCACTAGCTTTAATCTCTGAAAGAGCTAGACAAAATCTCTTATCATCTAGTAGTATGGTATATGATTCGTCTAACCCTGATTCACGACAAGCTAAGGGTTACACCTTAATGCTAGCAGAGGGCTTCGAAGACTCTGAGATGGAAACAGTAGCTGATATGGCAGGTATTGCGTCTTACTCTGCTTTGTCTCAAATCCCTAGGGCAAAGGCAGATGCAGAAGAAGATGTAGCTGTAGACCCAAATACAGGAGTTATTAATTACGATAACGTAATTGCTAGCGGTACTCACTTCATGAAGAATATGGCCAAGACTGTTGGCTTACCTGAGCCAAGTCCCGGTTTCTTTGAGGGCATAATGGCTACTCATTTTCAAGCTGAAGTACAAAAAGGTAGCTATGCTCTTAACCGATCTGCGGATGGTAAGATAGAGTATCTCCCTACTGATGCTCAGAAAATTATAGCTAGGAAAGTTGGTACTGTTGCTAGGATAGCTACAGCTAGGCTTGGTAGGAATGTTTCATCTAGAACACCCCAAATTGTTGGATCAGCCCTTGGTGAGAAACAAACATTCACTAAGAGGTCTCTTACAAGCAACTCTGTATTAGGTAGAGACCTAGATACCTCTGCTGCGGAGACTGTAAAGGACATGATGGGTAGTGTAAGCTATCGCTTCTTACCTTCTCATGTAGCTCTGCAAGAAAAGTTTATGACAGCTATGTTGTCACCTGAGTTCCTAATTAACTCTCCGGATGAAGGTGTATACTCTACTCACTACATGGCAGAGCATTATGGTCTTTCCCAGAAAGACTTTAATAAGATTAAGAACAATCAATTACCTCCTAGAGATGAAGCTAAAAGAGTAGGTTGGTCTCCAATACCGGCTGCTGTTAAGATAATGAACAACATTATCAAGCAGAAGGGTATGGTCTTAGAAGCAATTAAGGGTGCTGAAGGTTTAAGGTTCGCTGAGATCATGCACTCAATCATGAACCATCGTTACTTTATTAATAGTTACGATCTTGATTACATGGGTTCCAAGGATATGATTCGTGATATCCTTAACTTCGGTGAAAGAGATATCGTGTATGGTAAATCGCTTTTCCCTAATGATTTGAATTCTTCTTTAGAGAATGACAGACTTAAATCAGAGGGTCTAAAGATCTTCAAGATAGAAGATGGTGTAGCAAGAGGGAAAGCCCTTGAGAGTCTAACTCCAGATAAGCTTGGTGCCTTAGGTACAATGATTGATGCTGTACTTAACTATCATACTGTTGTTAAGCCTTTACCTGATGTACTGAAGATGCCTGATAGAGATCTTATTGGCCTTTACACACCAGAGCTAGCTAACGCGTTAGCAGACTTAGGTGGTCAGTATAACGCTTATATAAACGATCCAGAAGGTGATGCTAATAATAAACACAATAACATCTTAACTTACTTAGCAGCAATACCTAAAGGAGAATTCCTTGCTAATGCTGCTTTGTGGGATGATATGTTCCAATTGAAGAATGATGCAGCTAATCCTAAGAGCAATAAGCTTGGTAGGTCTATTACTCATACAACAATTAGTGATGGTACTCAGAGTGGTTTGTTTATTCAGGCCTTCCAACACGGTAACAGTGAACATGCAGATCGTCTTGGTAGAGCTAAGTATGCCGATGAAGAGCGTGCCCCAAGAGACCTTCGTGATGCTACGATGGCATCTATGATTGAAGAAGTAGATAGGATTAACCGTAAGAGTGGTACTATTGAGGACTCTAATACTGCAGATGCATTTAGTGCTTTCTTTGCAGAGCTACCTGATGTATATCGAGGTGATTACCATGCGATGGCGAATGAGTTCTTTAAAGCGCCATTGATGCAAGTGTCTTACTCCAAAGATGCAGGTATGTTTCAAGGTTTCTTGGAAGACACATTATCAAGGACTAACATAGAACCCTTAGTATCTAAGTACTTGTTACCTCACTTTGGTTCATTATCTGATGCTGCTGCTAGCCTTAATATTTCTTTAGAGAATGTATTAAGAGAAGCTATATCTACTTCAGTTAGGAAGCTACAGGATATTGGTTATGGTATGGCAATACTTGATAAACCACTGGTTTATAAGAGTATAACAGGTGATGATGTCCTTATCAGCCCTGCTGGTTTGACCACAATACCAAAGACTGTAGACTATAACTCATTTACTACTGGTAAGCATGGCTTTAAATTCTTAGCTAGTGGTGTTGAGACAATTGATTTTATGGTTGACGATGGTAGTGGTATGCTGACTAGTAAGTCTATACCTCGTAAGATGATGGGGCTATTGCCTGGACATGCTAAACCTGTTCAATACTACTGGGATAACCAAGCAAAAGTATATAGACCTTACAAAAGCTTTGCAGGTAGTTCTTTGTCCAGAGAAGCAGCGGTAATGCCTACACAGGCTATCGATGCAGCTTGGATTACATTAACTATGTTAGAAGTAAATAAGGGAAGATCTAAACCAAGACCAGTTTCTTGGGTACACGATTCAATTATATCTACTGGTGGTCAGGGTCTTATCTATCGTAACGCTTATAACAATATAACAATACCTAGGTCAATTAAGACTGTTGCTAAAACTAATGGTGATATTTATAATGCCTACAAAGAAGCTAAAGCACAGGAGCTAAGGCTTATTAAAATTAAAGGTGTGGTTGGTATAGGTTCTGATGGTCAGTACGAATCTATGGGTGGTTTCTTTGATAGCATGTTCTATCAGTTCGAACCTATGAGTGAGTACAAAGCAATCTTCCTAAAGAGAAGAAATAGCAGTGGTGCTATGCGTACTGAGCTGGATTGGAATAAGAAAGTACTACAGGTTAACAAAATCCTTGATGAAGCAATCAATAATGGATATGTACCTCCTAACCTTGTCCCTGAGTCTGAGCGTAAGAGCATGGCAGTTAATGCAACTGAGTATGAAGCCTTACTAGGATTGTTTGAGACAGTTAGAGGTATTAGCCCTAGAGTACTACAAGCATGGGCTGATAATTCAGAAGCTAAGGGTATTGAGGCCGGAAAGTTCCTTATTAAGAGAGCTAAATATGGTGGTATTATACAGATGGCACCTAGTGGCGGTGCAAGGCCAATGTTATCTTCTATGATTACTGAATCACTTGCTTCAGCTAAGAAGCCAGTAACACCCTTTAAGTTTGCAGCACCAGTAGCAGCTGAAGTGGTTGAAGAAGCACCTGTAAAAGCTAATAGTAGAGCCGGTTTACTTGAGCAAGCTCAACGTGATACTAAGTTTACTGATGAAGCTACAGAGGTTGATGAGGTACCTGCTGTAACTAGTGGTGATGATATCCCTACAAATGATTCTATATTAACAGACAAGACAAAGCCTATAAGCTTAGTTGACCTTGTTAATTATATAAAATCTAAGAGCCTAATCCCTACTGCTGCAAATACTAGCTCATATTTACTTGATCTTAGATTAAAAGGATATGATGTTAGCAGTATTACTTATGATGATGTAGACAACTTCTTCAGTAATATACCTATCTAAAGCAATTTTTAAGCCCCTACTCGTAATTGAGTGGGGGCTTTATTTTTTTAATCTTCTCTGTTCATAGCTGATTTAACAGCTTGTCTAGCATCTTGTGCTTTACCATGAGCCATTGCTAGTGCATCTGACTCAGTCATACCTTGTGCAAGGTATCCTTGGTAATTGTCTCGATACATTTTATCAATAGCTGCATCATTAATTTTAGGGGTATTGGCTAACCTAGGGTCTAAACCTAGGGTTTCGCATACATCTTGATCTGTAGTTTGTGCATCACCTTGTAATGCAAATAGATTATAATGTTTTAATTCAGTCATTATTTATTTCCTTAATATTATATTCAAAGGTAAAGTTATCTGAGTAGATAGCCATATCAATATAGCTAAACATATTTGATGACTTAACAGTGTTATGTTCAGTCTCATGATCAGCTATCTCATTACACATATCTTCTATGTCATAGTTATTAATCATATTTATTATTCCTACCTTAGGTTAATGGTGCGCCCAGAGAGATTCGAACTCCCGACCCACGCCTTAGAAGAGCGTTGCTCTATCCATCTGAGCTATAGGCGCATAGGTGCTCATCCTTTACAGCGATGAGCTTTCTGATAGCTTTACGTACTACAACGCCCTAAGGTAGAGGGATCTTTTACTATTAGGTACCGACTATTTCTAGTTCAGGAGCTTTACTCCATCCCCAGTCACCACCCATACCGTTAACAGAGTATTCTGTAACACGCTTCTCGAAGAAGTTATCATGAGACACACCGTTGAGTACCCAGTCTAACCAAGGTAATGGGTTATCTTTTACTTTGAAGTTAGGTTTAAGACCTAGCTGAATGAGTCGGCGATCAGTAATGTAACGAATGTAAGCCTTAACCTCTTCTTTAGTAATACCTTCAATAGAATGGTTAGAGAAGGCAAGGTCAACAAACTTATCTTCAAGGGAAACAATATCCCTAGCGATCTGGTAGATCTTAGCCTTGAATTCATCATTGACAACACGAGGATGCTCATTACAGAACTCACGGAACAATCTTGCGTTACCTTCTACGTGGATTGTCTCATCACGGATAGACCATTCAACAACTGTACCCATACCCTTCATCTTACCGAAGCGTTGTAGGTTAAGCAGCATAACGAATGAAGCAAACAAGGATACACCTTCATTGAACACAGACTTGGCTAATGCTAGGGCTAGACCTGAATGAGTGCTGCTGTCCGATTGTGACATAAACTCAATCTTATCAGCCATTTCTGAGTACTCAAGGAACTCGTGGTACTGCTCATCAGGTAGTCCCAATGTATCATTCAACAGGGCATAAGCTCGTTGATGTGTACCCTCACGACCTGCAAATGAACCAAGCATTACTCGTACTTCATTGTTCTTAAACTTAGGGATAAGGAAGTCATAATAGTTTTGACCTACCTGTACATCGCCTTGTGTAAACAAACGGAGAATGTGAGTAATAAACTCTTTCTCATCTTTGTTAAGCTTAAGCTTCCAATCATTAATATCTTCTGATAGGTCAGCTTCGTCCTCGACCCAGTGGATTTCCTCATGGGTCTTCGTTATGGCTACAGCCCATTCATGGTTAAATGGTTTGTAGGTCTTTGCGAAATTCATTAACGACATTTACTTTTATCCTTCACATGCGAGACATTCATCTGACTCGGTGTTTGTTGTTTGGTTTTGTAGGTGGTTGCTTAGTTCAGTAAACCCACCAATGTATTCTCCCTTCAGGTATATCTGAGGTACTGTTCGAACGTCAGGACGTCCTGTAATTTCAGCTGCAGTCTTACCTTCAACTTCAATATCGATATATTCATACTCAATATTATTAAAGGCAAGTAAACCTTTAGCGTTAGCACAGTGAGGGCAATTATCCTTACCGTATACAATAGTTCTTTTCTCTTCAATTAACTTATTAGACTCTACCTTCTTAGATACATTCTCTGCACGAGCAGTTGCCTCAGTACGTAGATAGTATAGTCCTTTAAGGCCTTGTTCCCAAGCAAAGAGGTGTACCTTATTAACATAGGCACGATCAGCACCAGAGGGAAAGAACAAGTTAACAGATTGCCCTTGGCAGATATAACGTTGACGTTGACCTGCTAATTTAACAATATCCATCTGATCAATCTCAAAGCTTGTGGCAAATACTTTCTTTGTTTGGTCATCTAAGAAGTCTAAGTGTTGTACTGATCCACTATTAGTGATGATATTACTCCACACTTCCTGTGTATTCTTACCAAGAGCTTCTAGTACATCCTTAAGATATCGGTTCTGTACTAAGAAAGAACCAGCACGAGTACGATGAGTATAGGCATTAGCTTTATTAGGCTCAATACAAGGGGAAGAACTGATTATAATGCTACTAGAGGCATTAGGAGCGATAGCTAGTAGGTGCGCATTACGCATACCGGTACCCACCATATCAGGAGCTTCTCCACGCTCACCTGCAAGCAACCTGCTAGCCTGTACAGCTGCTTTCTTGATGTAAGAAAACATTTCTTCATTCATAGCTACTGAATCTTCACTACCAAAGGCAACATTATTACGTTGTAAAGCGTTATGAAAACCCATAGCACCTAGTCCAAGAGACCTTTCTCTTGATGCAGAGTACTTTGCTCGATACAAAGCAGGAGGACAATTCTCAATAAAGTATTCGAGTACGTTATCAAGCATAGTAATAAGGTCTGCAATCATTGTGCTACCAACCCAGTCACTATAGTGCTCTAGATTAACTGAGCTTAAACAACATACAGCAGTACGGTCTTCGTTTGTTACTAGGTGAATCTCATTACAGAGGTTGCTACCATTAATAGATAGGCCTAGATCCTTCTGTGCTTGTGGTAAAGCCTCATTAGCAGTATCAATAAAGTTAAGATAGGGTTCTCCGGTACGGAAACGGGTTTCTAGAAGCTTCTGCCATACAACTCGTGCATCTAACCATTCACCGGTGTTACCCTTCTTAGGGTCGATAAGTTCATATTTAGTTCCTGCTTTTACAGCACTCATGAACCCATCAGTAATATTAACAGCATTATGAAGGTTGAAGCACTTACGATTGACATCCCCCGTTGGGATCCTGAGACCGATAAACTCCATAACATCAGGATGATCAACGTTAATATAAGCAGCATAAGAACCTTTACGTGTTTTACCTTGGCGATATGCCGTCATGTCCGCATCTACCGTATGTAGAAACGGGATAGGGCCGGGAGCAATATCCGATACACCTCGTACATCACTCCAATGGCCACCTACACCACCTCCCATAACAGAGAGTAAGCGTAGTTCAGAGCTGTGATCAATAAGACCCTCAATTGTGTCAGGAACATACGTTAAGAAGCATGATATTGGTAGACCTTTGGCCTTGTTCGATGAGTCAGGGGCATTAGAAAGAACAGGACTGGCGAACATAAACCAGCCCTTCGATACATAGTCATACAAGCGTTGAGCTAACGCTTCATCTCTTATACCTTTAAAATTACTCCATGCCCAAGAAGCACGAGCAAAAATATCTTGTGGGGACTCCTCACCTCCTTTAGCGTAGAAGTCCATTAACATATCCCGTGAGTAGTCAGCTAGCTGTTTATCACGTTCATAGCTAATTTTAATGTTCATTTTTATCCTTGTTTGTTGTTATTTTGTTTGGTATTAGGTACCGACTGATTAGCAAAAGAAATACTTTGATTCCATTACATCGATTAAATCTAAACTTCCTAGCTCAGGTTGTGGTAGAGTGAATGACACTTTGTTATTCATTAGTGTACCTTGTATAACATCAAAGAAGTTTGATACATCATACTGAGCAATGAAAGTCATCTTAGTTACTTCCTGTAGAAAGTCCACTCCGGAGGCATGTGTACTAAAGCTATCATGTACAGCTGCAAAGCTTGCATCAAATACATTAATAGTGTTAGCCATATGAGCAGCATCATAAGAGTGGACAACATTGGGGCTAATGCCTGAAGCAAATGATCTACGGCAAGGTACTTTTTCACCTGTATCTTTGTTAAGTACATCCACTCGGATAACGTGCATGACACGACCGTCTTTATTACCAACAATACCTTTGATAGTGCCTCTTTGTTTACGTTCATGTTGTAAGAATGCCTTATATATTACAGGAAAGCCACTAGGAGTATGCCAATCTAATACGTTACGACCTGAGTTAATCTCATGCTCAACTATCTTTTGCAGATACTTAGTGGTCTTTAACGGGCCATTACATACTGAGTTAATAGCCTTGATAAGATTACCTGACAGCATATTACAATCATCTTCTGTGATGTTGTATTTAACTGTGAAGCCTTCTACGTGGCAGTCATCATACATATTCTTAGAGATACGTTTCTTACCAGCTGAGTATGCACGAGTCATTGAACCTCGTTTAGCGATACCCTTACGAATGTCTTTCATAGGCATACCTTTACTGGCAAACCAATCAGGCATTGTAATGATTAGTTCCTTAGCTACAGCTACATAGAAATCTTTTTGGATTTTAGTAGGTACTAAAGAAACTAATTCACCTGCTTGCTTGTCCTTAGACATAGCTGCTAGGTGCTGCCAACCATTATTACTACCATCAATAGGTATAGGTAATCTAGAGTAGTAGTCACCCTTAGAGTTCAAACATTTAGTTATATCGATACATGCTGCCAAGAAAGCATAAGGCTTTTCTGAGTCATTTATAACCTTTAGATCATTAGCACAACTAATTATGAACTTTAAATTCTCCTTAGCCCATGCCTCTCGATCTTCTAAGGTCATTTTATCTACACTAATAGTTTCTAATCCCTCTTCCTTGAGGTAATCTACATAATCAGTTGATAACCAATCGATATCTTCTAGCTGATCGATATTGTATGATGCATTGTAGCTATTAGCAGCATGAATAAGCATCCATTTAAAACCTTCTGGAGTAACTTTCTCCTCGTTATTAAACAAGAACAAACTACGAGACAAGTCACTACCTTGGAACTCCAAGAATGACTCAGCATAATAGATACGACCTCGGTAGTCACATGAAACTTCTTGGTAGAAGGTTCTGTCACCAACCATCTCAGCCTTCTTAACTACCTGCATATACTCAAAGTACTTAGAGATCATACGCTGTAGCTTAGGGTCTTTCTTTCCCATGAAGGTAGTACCATCAAGGTGATTAAGCTGCTTATGTAAATGTAGGTTTTCATGATGTACGTTGTACTCATATAGTACTCCGTCTTCATCTGTTAACTCTATAATTTCCTTAGGCTTATTATCTTTCATAGCCTTAAGCACATCTAGGTTTAACTTCCAACCTTGCTGTCTTAGAGTTTCAAGAGCCTTAACAAAAGGTTTGTCTAAGTACTCATGGAATAGCTTACTGTTAGACCATCCTTTAATGAATGGATCTTTAGTAATACCACTGTACAAACCAGCAATAGGTAACGGAGCTTCAAACACAGTACCAATAAGTACTGGCTTAATGTCGTCAGCCTGATTAACAATACGCACCATGTACGGTGCCTTCTGTCCTTCATACTCGCGGAAGATATCTATCAACCCATCTTGAAGGAATGTTTCTAAGAACAAGTCACCAAGACTTAAAGTTGTTTTGATATTAGTATCATCAGCGCCGATAGAACGGGCGATCCGCTTTCCAATGAGATCACTTGAAAAAGTGAGCTTAACTGAGGCGGTAAACTTGGAGGTTTTATTACGGATACAGTACCGTAAGAGTGTGTCCCATGATTCATCTATAAGTCTTTCTAATTCATATTCCCATGTGGGATGGTGTGCTAATAGTCGAGCACCCTCATTATAAATCTTATCTGAGTTTACTACGACTTTAGATACGCGTTCGGATAAGTATTTTAGTGGATTCATCTATTCAAAGTCAATTACAGTGTTTTGAGTTAAACGACCTGTTGCAGTGTCGTATCGAGTTGATCCACAATCACCAGTCAAGCCGGTGAATCGTGATTTAAGTACCCTTAATTTAATTGTGTTACGCTCTGATTCTGTTTCAGCAATCATGTTACGAGAAAATGCTACGATATCAAACGAGATCTGTTTAATAGAACCAGAACCTTTGATGTCATCTAATGAAGGTAACTTACCCTCTTCAAATGGCTTCATACCAACACCTGATTTACGCAGGTGAGAGATGATACCTAACCATATGTTATGTTTCTTAGTAATCTTAAGCATGTCAGACATGAATGAATCAATCGCTTCATTACCTGTTTTACCTTGAACACCCTCAGATACTGCAATAGTAATGTGATCAAGAAAGATATACTTACAACCCATTAAGGCTAAGTGTTCCATCTTATCTGCTAAGGATTCATCACTAACAGAGCCTTGGTGATCAAGCATAACTAAACGCTCATCTCCAAACACCTTAGTAAAGGCTTCGTACTTCTCTTCCTCACTAACCTTTTCTCGGTTAAGATTCTTCTTGAGTTGCATACCAATAAACTTCTCTGCGGTATCACCAACAGATTCTTCTAATGAGACTATACCTACCATATCGGTTGTCTTATCTAAGATCTCTAGTATAATCTCCTTACTAATAGTAGACTTACCTGCACCTGTGCCTGAGGTAAACAAAACAATATCACCCATACGCATACCATATAGCTTCTCATTAAGAGGTTTTAAGCAAATAGGATAGGCAAGTGATACTGTGTTCTGTTTACGCTGGTATTGTTCCCAGATGTCATTACCCTTAACCACACCAGCAGGGCTGAATGGTCGAGCATCAAACATACAACTCATTAGCGTAACACTACCATGCTTAATTAATACTTCACATGGATCTTTCTCTGGTAGATTAGCTATCTTAACTCTTTCGTAGCCAATAATCTTAGCAGCAGTCTCGGTTGCCTTACGACCTGCCTCATCATTATCAAACATCAATACAACTTCATCGAAGTTCCTGATCCAGTCACGTTGAGCAAGGATAATAGAGGTAGCAGACGCTGAAGGGATAGCTACTACAGGATAGAATCTAGAGTACTTATCGTACTGTGCTTGTGCCATTGCTAATGCGTCAAGCTCACCTTCAGTAATGATTAATCGTTTACCTGAACCAGCTATGTTCTGACCGAACAATTCAACGTTCTTAAAGTCACCATGAATCAAGAAGTCTTTTGGTAACTTACGTTCCTTGTAGGCACATACAACGTTATCCTTTGTGTAAGGATAGAAATGAGATTCGATTGTACCATCTTCTGCATAGGCTACCTTAACTCCGTAGTGTTCAGCTACAGGCTTAGTAATACCTCGTTCTTTAAAGCCACGGGTATCATACGACTTAACTTCATCTAGGTTTAATACATTAGCGTAGATCATCTTAGCCATAGGTTTTTCTTTCTGGTTTATTAAATTACTTTTCTGACAACTAAAACAAAATCCAAACTCATCATCATCCTTGTAAGAGAATGCATCTGATGAGCTACATTTTGGACATGCTGTGTGATACCATCTGCTCATTTAATTCCAATCTTGATCTTCTCTGATCTCTCTGATTAACTGCCTACGTTCTTTAGCTGTTTGTTGTGTATCCCTTTTACGTGTAAATTGATCGCGGTATTCTGACTTAGGGTTTAAGTCTTCAACCTCTTTGTGTTTAGACTTGTCGTCTTTATTTTTCATAACTTAGGTTTAATAAATTTTACTGCACCAATATTACCATTGTACCAGAGTCTCTCTCCTGATTCAATCTCTTCCCTAGATAATACTTCTGATAGCCATTGCTCCTGTACTTCACGGTAGGTTAACATTCCTTTCCCTATTACCCAGTCATAAATGACAAAGGTAAATGCTCCTTTACCATACTTCTTAATGTCATCGTTCAACTCCTTACATGATGAGGTGTAAACCCTCCAAGCAGATTCCTTAACGGTCTTAACCCGGCGAGACTTACCCTCAACTCTTTTCATAGATACACTTACGAGTTGTTTTCTTCCGATATATTTTCTTCCTGTGATAAGGTTTTCGATATAGTAGATGAATCCAAAGGCATCGTCTGGTCTATCACTAAGGGGGTTCCAGTGTCCGTAATCGTCCATGATAATTTTTCTTCTAGTTGTTCGTAGGTTAACGGGATACAGTCATCCAAGTACTCTCGGATATAGATTAGGTTAGCACACTTAGTGAACTCTTCCTTCCAATTATAACCTACTTTAGACTTCCAAGTCTCAATAACCCTACTCCATATATAGTCAGTAGGTAGATCTTTAAGAATCTTTTCTGCTGTCTTAGGGCCAACACCTTTTAGACCTCTAATGTTATCGGTTGAGTCACCGGTAAGCATCTGTGTCATAAGGAATAGGTAACTCTCTTGGGGTTCCATGTAGTATAACTTAGTAGTTCTAAAGTTATAATGGTATCCAGGAAGTGTATCTAAGTCTTTATCTATGTGACATATAACATAACGTTTATTATCCTTT